GATCGCTGAGTTCGGCTACTTTTAGGGTTTAGATAGTTGAACCTGAAGTCTATCTATAGTAGAGGTAAGTTTGAGGTCGGCAGTGTACCGTAAACATCAGATGTGTCTATCTATCCCAGGCCTAAGCCGTTGGCGGATACCAACCAGTTTCCTGGTCAGTACCCGCCTGGGCCTTAGATCAGCGCCAGCTTGCGCACGAACTTGTTCTCGCCTTCCTTCACCGGCACGTTCACTTCTTCGCGAACACGACGGATCTGGATCTGAAGCGGCGAATTCGTGTTGAGGATCTTCTCCTCGCCCGGCTGGAGCGCACGTGCCACGTCCATGAGCTGTTGCCACAGCTCGTTGCGTGCTGCTTGCAGCGCGGCGAACGCCTCGTTGCTGGAGTTGGTCTTCAACTCCTTCTGCGTGTCCAGCGGCAGGCCAAGCGGCAAGGACACGAACACGTCCTCACCGTTCTCGCCAGCGCCTGCGGCCAGATAGCCGATGTTGATCCAGAACTCCGCCTTCTCGTCCGTCTGCTGACGGTTCGAGCCGCGGCTGTTGGTGGACTTGGAGCCAAAGCGCATTTCGTAATCGGTTGCCATGGTGATGCTTCTCCTAATGAGAGAGTGGATGAAAGAGCGAGACACCCTATGTATCTCGCCCAACAGGCGCGGAGCGCCCGGTTGATCAACGACTAGGTACGAATCACACGACGAGCGAAAGCCTCGCCGCGTTGGACTGCCTTGGCGCCATGATTGGCGGCACACACTTCATCGGAGAAGTAACCGGCCGACTGCCAGCCGACGAATCCGCTTGCGCTTGCGACGAGCAGCAGCAGCTTTACACCACGGTTTTTATTGGGCATGGGATCACCTGAGAGAGTGAGATTGCGGGTGACCGGACGATCACCCAACACCTGCGGAGCAGGCTTATGTGTTTGATTCTTCGGGGATTTCGATCATCCCCTGTTCGTCGTACCACTCGACAATCTGTTGCGTGGTCCAACCGTTTTGGATAACCAGACGCTCAATCTCCGACTCCGGAATGTCGTTGTCGATGAGCAGCGCACGGAAGTGATCGTGTGCCATGTGTTCTCCTTGGTTCCTTGGTTACTTGATAACTTGGTACTGAGTGCAGGCGTAGAACTGACGCAGCACTCGAGCGAGATCAGCTTCGTCCCTGGCCTGGACGCAGAAGCGTCGGCCAGAGCGAATGGACAGGATGTGGAATGCTTGGGTCGCCATTTAGAAACGGCTCCCCACGACATACCTTGTGCAGGCACTCATCCATGCACATGCGCCAAAGCACAGTGCGATGAGGTAGGCAGCAAGGTCCGACCACATGTTGTAGAGCGGCAATGCGCCCATGTCCTGGAGCACAGCCCACAGTGCAAAGCCCAGTGCGAGCAGGGCAAACACAATAGCAAACAGCGTATCAATGGCACGGTTCATGATGCACCTCAAAGATATATCTAATGGATGACGTAAAAAAGGGATGGCGATATGCACGTGACCATGCACATTGCTATCCCTGATGTGTTGCTGAGTTGAACGCGAGTAGAGATAAGTTGAAGGTCAGCCCGAGTGGACTGACCTTTGGACGTGCTTTAGGCTGCGCGAAGCTGACGTTGCTGAGTCTGTGCGAAGGTGACATCACCTTCATCACCAAGTTCGTCGAACGCCAGAGCGAACAGTTGCTCATGGTCAGCAGACTGACTCATGAACTTCTTGATTTCGACACGACTGGTCGTGAGTTCACGTGCCTTTTCCTGACGGACAGTGGCAGCGAACACCTTCTTGTCGTAGTTGCTACGAACAGCTTGATTCTCCGCAGCGTCATTGACGCTACGGTTGAGCATGCCAACGCCAGCGTTGACTGCACCCAATGCACCCGTGACTGCGTCAGCGGATGACACAACAGCACCGAACACTGCACCCAGAGTTACACGAAGGTTAGCCATGACTACGCTCCAATAAGTTAAGGCAACATTGCCCAACACATGCGGAGCATGTGGGTTGTTGTGTTGCTGTGTTATTAGGGCGGCAGATGGATGGCCACCTGAATTAGTACCGGGGGGGAGTGTTAGGTGTAGAGGGGCTGCGCCCCTCATACCCTGCAATGACACGTAGCTATGAGAAAAATCAGAACCCTCTGCCTAAAAAATAGGCACCGCGGGATTTAGGTCCGGCCAAAAAATTTGGCGAGAAAAATTCTCTATAGGCGGCCGGATCCTTGATGGACAAGGCTTAGCGGGGGAGTGCAGCTCGAGGTCGGCAGATGCAGGAGCAAATCGCTGCATCTGATAAGTGGTGGCAGCTCGCTGACCCGAGGTCAGCTCGCGTGTGTATGTATGTGTGTGCGGGGAGATGCAACTACCAGTCTTTCCCCTGGCTCGCTGTGAAAGGCGGAGCCAGAAAAGACAAGGGAGAGCAACCAGTGCTCTCCCATATCCCCTGTCTGTTTACCGATCCAGGCTTCGTGTCGTCTCACCGACTAACAACTGGGAAAAGGCTAACCCAGTCGAGGAGTTCGCCGGCGACGATTGCGGTGGTTATTGATTCCCGACTCCCGCTGCGGTATCGAAACGAAGGCTAACCAACGGTCTCGACTGGCACGATCGGAGGGAAAAGAAGGAAAACCCCCGACCGCAGGGCTACGTTAACATCAGATGAGAACGAATACAACGTTCTAATATCAACTTCCCCCTCCCAGCCCTTGTGCGGCAGCACCATAGCTTTCGCCCTCCCATTCCCATAAGGAAATAGAGTCGGAAAAGTTAGACATATCTTGAGATAGACTTTAGACTACCTTTAGTCCATGACCGGACTCTACCGTAAACGAACCAAGGAAACAAGGAACCAAGGAAATGCCGAGCGAACAAGAACTGGCGGCCGCCGCCAAGGCACCCCGTGTCAACCAGGGCGACATCGAGCGTGCCATCCGAGAGGGCAAGGTGAGCTACACCGTCCTGCCGAATGGCCGCACCACCGTCTGCTGCATCGAGATTTTCAACGGCCGCTTCTCGGTCACGGGTGAGTCGAGCTGCGTCAGCAAGGAAAACTTCAACGAGGTCTACGGCCAGAACATCGCCTTCAAGGAAGCCGAGCAGAAACTCTGGCCGGTGCTCGGCGCGATCCTCGCGTGGCGCCTGTCCAAGATCGACGCAGCGGGCGAGGCCTCCTGCAATCTTCTGCCCCTTGACTCGGACACGCGCACGTATGTCGGCACCAAGGTGGTCCACGGCACGCCGATGACCCGAGGCGAATACAACGCGCTGCGCGGCTGGACGGTGCCGGAGAACGAAGACCCGAACGACGCCGGCTACCTCGTCGAGTACACGGACGGCGGCGAGTCGAACATGATCGGCTTCACCGGCTACATCTCCTGGTCCCCGAAGGCCGTGTTCGAGCGCGCGTACACCATCGGCGTCGAACCCAAGGCCACCACCTACGTCGATCGCCTGCGCGCGGAGCTGGCCCACGAGACGGAGAAGTTCGAAAAGCTCCTGGCCTTCCTCGGCAGCGACCACTTCACCAAGCTGGCCAAGGCCGATCAGCGCGACCTGCTCGCACAGAAGCCGGTGATGGAGGAGTTCTGCTGGCTGCTGGGTAAGCGCCTGAAGCGTGCCGAGAACCCGTCTCCCGTGGTTCTGGGCCATTAAACGCTTGGCTGCTAATAACGATTAGCAGGCAAGGCCGGGGCTTCGGCCCCCTCTATATGTATACAGCGAGAAAGAAATGACCTTCCTACTCGGAATGCTGGCGGGTGTCGGACTGGCGACGCTCCTTCTTTTCGCCTGGCTCGTCTGGGCGGTTTATGAAATGTGCAAGGGCGGACTCCACTGATGCTGAGCAAAGAGATGGTCGAGCGGGCGCTGCCCGCCACACTCAAGAGCGCGGCCACGCCGCAGCTCGTGGACATGATCAACAACATCGCCGCCGACCCGCTGGTGGCTGAGACGATCCGCAACAACTTCGTCTCCTTCAGCTCGGTGCTGGCTGATGGCAAGTTCAAAGCCGAGGACTACGTCCATGCGGTGGCCTTCTGCTCGTACCGGATGATGAACGACAGCCAGAAGGACGCCTACTTCAAGACGTTCCCGGCCCGGATGCAGGCGCTGCTGGCCAAAGGAGCGGATGAAAAGACGATCTCGTCCTACGTCTCGGCCTACGCCAAGAACAAGCTCGTCAACAAAGTGATGGAGCAGACCCTCGTTCCGGCGTGGATTCTGAACCAACACCTGTATCAGGAGGCGCTTGTTACCCAAGCAACCCTGATGAGAACGGCACAGAGTGAGAAGGTAAGGACAGATGCAGCCAACTCAATCCTCACTCACTTGGCTAAACCTAAAGAGAACGCTGCTTCAATCAACATTGACATGCGGGAAACTTCAGGTCTGTCGGAGTTGAAGGACATGATGCGCAAGATGGCGCAGCAACAAACCAACTTGATGGCTGATGGAGTGACACCGAAGCAGATCGCAGCACAACGTCTCGTCGACAAACCCCAAGTGATCGACGTGGAGGCGAAAGATATTCCATGAGTGGACCTACCCTGATTAAGCAAGAGCTGGATTCGTGGCTCAATCAGGTGAATTACCGGGAACTGAACAGCAATTCCTACCAGCCAACTGAGTTTGCGCTCACCTTCATGAACTTCATCAAGCTCGTGAATGGTGGAGAAGGCGAGACTCACGAGACTCCCCCGGTTCACCTGAAGATGTTGGACAAGGTTGTACAGAGCAAGTCGAAGTACATAGCGAACCTCTGCTTCCGGGGTGCAGCGAAAACCACTCTCTTCTTCGAGTATTTTTCCCTGTTCCTCGGCGTGTTCGGATACCTCGAAGGCTTCGGCAAAGTCGAGTCGATGATCTACGTGTCCGACTCGATGGACAACGGCGTCAAGTCCGCACGAAAGAACATCGAGTTCCGCTACAACAACTCCGAGTTCCTGCAGTACTGGATTCCGAAGGCGACCTTCACCGACAACTACATCGAGTTCCTGGGACGCGATGGGAATCGGCTCGGCATCAAGATGTTCGGTGCGAAGACCGGCATCCGGGGGACGAAGATCTTCGGTAAGCGCCCGAAGCTATGCGTGCTTGATGACCTGGTGAGCGACGACGATTCGAAGTCGAAGGCTGCCATGGACTCGATCAAGGACACCGTCTACAAGGGTGTGAACCACGCGCTGGATCCGACGCAACGCAAGGTCATCTTCAACGGCACGCCCTTCAACAAGAGCGACATCCTCATTGAGGCAGTCGAGTCCGGTGGCTGGGACGTGAACGTATGGCCGGTGTGCGAGCGCTTCCCGGTGGAGGAGCACGAGTTCGTCGGTGCATGGCCCGATCGCTTCACCTTCGCCTACGTGAAGGAGCAGTACGACCTGGCTGTAAGCACGGGGCATGTGGCGGCTTTCATGCAGGAGCTGATGCTGCGCATCACGTCCGATGAAGAGCGTCTGGTCATGGATCAGGAGATCCGTTGGTACAGCCGCAAGGAACTGTTGCAGAACAAACACAGATTCAACTTCTACATCACGACAGACTTCGCCACGTCAGAAAAACAGACGGCCGACTTCTCCGTGATCAGTGTTTGGGCCTACAATTCCAATGGCGATTGGTTCTGGGTCGATGGCGTCTTGCAACGCCAGAAGATGGATAAAACCGTCGACGACCTGTTCAAATTTGTCCAGCAGTACAAACCACAGCAGGTAGGCATCGAGATCACGGGACAGCAGGGCGGCTTCATCTCCTGGCTCGAACGCGAACAAATCAGACGCAACATCTGGTTCAGCTTCGCATCGAGTGAGAAGAGCGGCGCTCCTGGCATACGCCCAATCACCGACAAGCTCTCCCGCTTCAATCTGGTAGTTCCTTGGTTCAAGGCCGGGAAGATGTTCCTCCCGGAAGAGATGAAGCACTCCACCCTCATGGGCGAGGCGTTGACCCAGATCAAGCTGGTCACGCAGTCGGGCATCAAAGGCAAAGACGACTTTATCGACACGGTTTCGCAGCTCGCGTTTCTCAAACCGTGGAAGCCGTCCGATGCCGCACCCATCACGTCGGATGAGACTTCCATCTACGAGGACGAGGAGCAAGAGTCCGAACCGAGTGGACTGTCCACTTATATCGTGTGAGGTGCCGGTGAATATTCAAGAACTCTTTGCGGACTTGTCCTTTGGCGAGCTGTCCACTCTGTCCCTGGCTCAGGATGGGACGGGGTTGATCAGCGACGCCGGCAAGGAACGCATCATCCGCTTCGCCAATGACGGGCTGCTCAAGCTCTACACCCGCTTTCTGCTCAAGGAGAGCGACGTTCTCATCGAGCTGATCGATGGCGTGACGAACTATCACCTGCTCGGAAAGTTTGCCGAGTCCCAGATGGAAACGTCCGGCCAGGCGATGTTCTACATCAAGGATCTGTACGCCGAGCCGTTTCCGGATGACGTGCTGCGCATCCTCAAGGCGTTCGACGACCAAGGCAACGAGCTGCCGCTGAACAACGAGAGCGATCCGTATTCGCT